TCTCAGGTCTGCCGTTGCGCAACAAATACAGGAACGCATTGACTCTTGCGTAAGCCCATTGGTCACGAGTCATACCTGGACGATGCGAAGTTGAATACGCTCCAGCACCACGACGGAACACAGCCCGCAACATCCCAATCGTCGCACGCTTGCCAGCATTGTCACCAACATTGTCGTTGTGTTCATCAACCTTGTTCTGCAAACCATTCTCGATGGCCTCAGACAACTCAATCGTGCCAGCACCAGCAGGAGAATCAGCCGAGCCAGGAGCGTTCTTGTCTGAACCCGTGATCTGGTCTTTCTTCGGTGCCGGAGCGTCAGCTCGTTCATCTTTGATTTGTTCGGCTTTACGAGCAAACCAATCCATCGCAGGTTCAGGATTCAACGGGTTAATGCCCCAAAGGTAGAAGGCCACAGCACCGGCACCAGGGAACTCTTTGTCATCAGCGTTCGAGTTCTTCGCAGCATCTAAATCAACCATGTGACGTGCAGCCCAAGCGTTCGAGCGAATCACCTTGTCCTCTGTAATTTCACCTCTCGCCATGTCACGTGCTTCACGAACAGTTGAGGCAACGATGCCACCACCAGCGAGCTTCTGACCGTAATAGGTCAAACCTTTACGAGCAGCCGATTTGATGTACTCAGGCAAACTCAAATCCACAACACGAACAGAGACATCCATCTCCTGTTCGTCCTCGTCCTCGTAGACCTCTTCCTCTTCCTCATGCCCCATCTCAGCGTGAGGTTGCCAAGCGTTGCAGTAGTAGCCACCATCAACGAAGTCATCCCACTTATCGCACCACGCTTTAGTCCCCTCAGCGTTCTGACGTGACTCGTCATAGAACACACAGTTCCCACACGCACGGCCTTCAGGCACATCCTCAGCCAACGCCGGACGATAGTTGTCAGGCAAAGCCCGCTCACCACCTGGCTCCATCTCCTCAGCAATCGACACAGCGACCATCTGGTCAATCGCATCCTGCTTCGTTTGGTGACAACCAATGACTTCGCCATCTTCCTTCTCTACAGCCCAACCAGCGCAATCAGGGTTTGATTCAGAAATAAAGTAAGGCATCAGACAGGCTCCGTTAACCAAGAAATAATATGACCAGATTTACTTGAGACAGCGTAAAGCAAATCTGTTGGTGAAACCGTCAACTGCAACATCACACCTTTATCCAACTTCAAACCATCCGTGATAGTGACAGCAGAACCACCAACATAAACAGCGTCCGTGTTGTCGTTGTTATGAATCATCAAACGATACGGGTTCCCACCATTAGCCCCAATCAACACGCCGTCAATAACAGTCGCAGCCGTTCCGATTGATGTTTGCCCGCTATAGAACGCCATGTCACCTCAAACCAAGAGAAGCAGTTCTGCTTCGTCTTCTAGTATTGACCATGTTACTTCAGCAACAGCACTAGACGACAAGGAACCAACTGATGCTCCTACGCCGAACACTTGGAGAGGAACCCGCAAAGGTTCAACCACAACCTCCACAACCTCTTCAACCCGCTCAACCTTTGGACGACGATACCAAGGATTCCCACCACCTGGATACTGAGGAGGTGGAGGACTTGGTGCCGGATCAACCGTTGCCTGCGCCGAAGAAGTCAACTCGCCAAGCAAAGCCGAAGCAGTAACCGAACCAGCAACACTCGCAACCGCAGTCGATGTCAAACCACCCAAACTCGCTGAAGCCGAAACAAGATTTGACACCGACGCAACAACCGAACCAACACCTGCACCCAAAGCAGCGTCAGCTGTAACCGTATGCGCAACCGTTGCATCAGCAGACGCAACAACACCACCAAGCACCGCCTGAGCGGAAACCAGATTCGACACCGACACCGAAGCCGAAGCCTCAACCCCACCCAACACCGCATCAGCCGAAACCACATGCGACACCAACGATGTCGCCCCAGCCGTCAACCCGCCAAGCGAAGCCGAAGCGGTAACAGTTGTCGTGAAGGTGAAGCCGTCTAACTTCGCAATCGAATCAAGCGTTGACGTGTCAAGTTTGAAGGCAGGACTGAACCCACCTAAACCGAACTCAGCATCGTTGAGTTGTGTCTGGTCAAGAATGAACCGTTCAACGGCCATCTAGAAACCTAACTTGCGACAGTCAAAGAGACAGTCAAACCACCAGACGAAATCGTGTAAGTGTCACCAGCTGTATATGCGTTGCCGGTGATAGTTCCAGAGAACAAGAAGTTCCCTGTGGTCAAGTTGTCCCAAGCGGTGAAGTGTGTTGCATCCTGTGATCCTGCGATATTCGTCCACGACACATCAGCATCGGAAGCGAGCGCACCATTGGATGCAGCAGCGAAGCTGACAGACTTACGAGTTGTCTCAGTTGCAGCATTACTTGTACCAGCAGCACCAGGGTCGCCAACATGCAACTTCACATACGCTGTCGTAACCGAGAACGAGGTTGCGTTACCTAACGCATTCAACCAAGCGTTCGCAAGATAAGAAGAAATACCTGTTGCCATTAGTCCTCAGTCCTCTCGATGATATTCAGAATCCGACCATCAGCATCACGCTCAACCGTGCGAATCGTAGGTTTGTTCTGAGGCAAGTTCACACGAACCACAGTCTCAGGAACATTGATAACAGGAGCAGGAATGTTGATCGCTGGAGGCGTGTAGTTCATCACGGTCTGAGGAAGATTGATGTCCATGTTCTGCGACTTCACCTCATACGCTGACTTCGGGTCAAGTGGTGCGACAGTAGAAATCTGTTGCAACTGACTCGAAGGCAAACCAGTATGACCAATCGCAGGCAACCCAACCGTAGACAAAACCTCAGCCGGATCAAACCCAGCCAGAATCAACCGTTGCGCAATCTCAGCCTTCGACTGCATCTCAGCCAAGTTCGCAGCATTGATGTCCACGTTCGCCAATGGCACACGGTACGAGTCGCCACCGTCAACCGGTGCCATGTCCTCAAGACGATGAATGTCGTTGATTGACAAGAAGCCTGACTGGAGACCTGTTGAGAATGATGCGTAGCGTGACGCTTGGTCACCACGCAACAATCCGTCCACGTTGAACTTCATGAATGCACGACCCTCAAGCAAACGTGAATATCCTTCTTCAATCTTTTCAATATAAGGCCTGAGCGTGTGCGTCACATATTGGATGCCGTTCTGTTCAACCGACGCATACGACATCGCCCCAGGCGTAGTCACCCCAAGCATGCTTGGAGGAACACGGAAGATACGAGCGATCTCTTCTACAGCGAAACGACGTGACTCTAGGAACTGTGCAGAATCGTTGTCAACGGTTGTCTTCGTGAACTTCGCTCCACCGAACAACACACCTGGACGATGCGAACGACGCAAACCTTTATGGCCTTCCTCGAACCCTGAGACCAAATCTTTAGCCTGCTCACGGGTGAGGTTGCCAGGGAACTCGATGATGCCGGAAGCTGATGAGCCTTGACCGAAGAATCGTGCAGCGAACTCCTCCAAGGCTTTCGCAAGACCCAAGTTTTCCTTCATGAAGTCAATGCGTGAAATGCCTCGCATCTCACCAGGCAAACGAAGCTCGGTGATATGAATCATGTCTTCAGCCTGAATCACATCACGACTCTCAAAGACATAAATCGGGCGACGAGTCACACGGTCACGACTGCACTCAACCTTCTGAGGGTTCAACACAACAAGCGCAGCAATCCCCTGATCGTCACGCACGATACGAGTGAACGAGTTGCCATTCAACATCAACGAAACCAACACCTGCTGGAAATGCTCAATGCGACTCACACCAGACTCAGGGATGTCCAACCACATTGGGCGAGGACGGAACGGACGACGAGTGCCATCCAAACGAAGGAACGTGTCAACAGGGAGCGTAGAGATTGAATCTGAAATCATGCGCACACACGCATAGACCGCTTCAATCTTCAGCGAATCTTTTTCGGTAATTACCGTTCCGCTATTTGTGGTGACACTAAATCCGTCACCTAAAGCAAACAATGACTGTGTAGATATTGCTCGGCTTTCGTTGCCATCACCTAACAGTCTCGACAACATTACTTACCTTTCCGACCACGCTCGTAAGCAGCCGTGAACAATAGAACTGACAGGCCGACAAAAATCAGCCCTAATGGAATTGCTATCAAGAATAGTCCATAAGCGATGAGCAGGATTGAGAAAACTTCTAGCAGGAAAATAGGCATGACTCTAGACTACAAAGAACCCAGGCACAGGTGCTACCTCTTCACGTCGAGTCGCACGATCCACAGCCATAGACAACGCAATCGCAGCGTCAATCTTCCGTCTTGACTTACCCTTAGACAAACGAAGACCAGCATCGGTCTGACGTGGCACAGCAGACAACACCTGATCGGTGAACATCGGATCGCCATCATGAGCCAACTGCTGATTCACAATGCACTCATACAGCGTTCCGATTGCAGGCACCATACGTTGCGCAGACTGCGGGAACTCAACCATCGGCAAACCGTCATCAGCCAAAGCCTCAGCTGAACGCTGGAAGAACGCTGGGTCATACGCAAACTCACGCACATTGAACTCACGATGCAAGCCACGCAGATATTGCTCAACAGCTGCGATGTCAGTCATCGCCCCATCAGGAATCCAAATCTTCGCACGAACCACCAGACGATGACCTTGAGGTTGACACAACACCACAGCAATCGAGTCATGCTTCAACGCCATGTCAATCCCCACAAACATCGGCAAGTCGGGGTCAACCTGTAGTTCTGATTGGCATTGTTCCCACCCACCAGCAGGAAGCCAAGGTGAGTCTTCTTGTCTGACCCATTGGTTCAACCGGTAACGCCTGAACGGAATCTCAGCAGTCTGATTCATGCTGACCTCCATGTCTTCCATGTCGAGCAAACCTTCAGCCAAGTTCGGGTTGGCTTGCGCCCACGCATCTCGGTCATGAACCGTGCAACCTTCCGGTGCTTCCCACCACCAGAAACCAAACCGCTCATCGTCACGCTCGCCAGAAATAACTTGCTTGCCATAGTTGTACAACCGTCCACAGATTGTGTCCAAGTCAAAACCTGCTGTTGTGATAGCAACAATCATCGGGTCTTTTCTTGCACCCGAACCCAACGTCAACGCATCCCACAGCTCACTATCACGCTGGACGTGCAACTCGTCAAACACCACGCACGACGGGTTAAGACCTTGTTGAAGTTTGGCATCACTAGACAACACTCGATAGATCGCACCGGTAGACGGAACTTCAATCACATCCCGATACACCTTGCATACACCCGACAACGCTGGCGACTGCATGATCTGCCACTTCGCCTCATTGAACACAACTCTTGCTTGCTGTCGGTCACCTGCTGCCGAATACACTTCGGCACCTGGCTCACCTTCTATGAGTTGATAAAGCGCACAGAGGGAACCTAGTAAGGACTTGCCGTTTTTCCTGCTGAGTCCTACGAGTGATCGTCGGTAACGAAGGAGACCATCAGGACGACGCTCAAAAAGATTATCCAATAAATCAGACTGCCAACCAGTAAGCACCAATGGCTCACCCGCACGAACACCCTTTGACACATGCAGAAAAGTTCTCGCAAAGTCGCTGACCAACGCACCATCAGACTTCGGATACAACCTCGGTGTCGACCACGTTGGCCTTGCGTTGCCTGAACTGGTCAAGCTCATTGGCAACCCGAATCTCTGCCAAGCCCAACCTGGCTCTGTCGCTCGGAGTGAAACCAAGCAAACTCATCCACGCTGTGTTCTGAGCATCCATCTGATCTATCTGCTTCACCGCCGGATGAGTCACAATCTGACCGTTCGGACTTGTATACCAACGACGCTCGACATCCGACCCCAACCAACTCTCCAGCTCTGCGATCCTGTCGAAGTTTGAACACAACCTGGTCATGAGCGGAGTGTCGTGCAACTCGCTCAGATGTCTCCGACCAGCCGTCCAAAAAATCCCCCAATACGCTGACCCAACCTGACCCAAAGTTTTCGGTGCCTGCGGAATCGTCGCCAAATCCACCAAAGCCAACGCAGACTCCGGCATCGGCTGCGCCTTCAAGCCCCCACGAATCTCCGCACCTCTCGCACGTTTGCGCTCGACAGGCTCGGCCTTCTTGCCACGCCCAACTCCAGTCCTCGGTGTTGCCATGCCCCAATGGTAGCCGTACCCCCTTCACAACCGAGGCGTGTCTTGCGC